AAATGTTACAGCAGGACAATATGCAGCAGCACAGATTCGTGCAATTCAAGGCGACAACGATGCACGCGATCTACTTGCAGCATTAGCAATTGGAACAGTTTCAGAAAACACAGGAATGGTTCCACCAAATTACTTACGCGATGTTATTGGCGTAATTGATTCATCAAGACCATTTATTGATAGCATCGAGCGCGCACCGCTTCCTGCTTCTGGGCTTAAAATCTTTACTCCAGTATTAGGAGCGCAAGCAATTGTTGGGCAAACAGCAGAAGGCGTTGAATACGCATCTCAAGATACAGCTGTTACTTTCCAAGAGGATAACATCGTCAAATTTGCGGGTGCAAATGTGTTTAATCAAGAGGTCTTGGATAGATCAGACCCAAGTATGCTTGACCTGCTCATTCGTGAGTTGGCCGCATCTTACGCACAAAAGACAGATCAGTATGCAGCTCGTATTGCAGCAGATGGTGCAGATTCATCAACAGGTTCAACACTTTATAAGTCTATTGCAGACGGAATTGCTGATTCCTACAATGTAATGCGCTTTACTCCTAACAAATTGTTAGTTGCGCCTTCAGGTGGATATGTAAACATCGATTACGCAAACTTATTGGGTGCAGTTGATGGTTCACAACGCCCACTATTTGCAGCAGCAGCTCCACAAAATGCTGGTGGTCTAATTACTCAAGGTTCAACAACTGGAACAGTTGCAGGACTTGATCTAGTAGTAGATCCTAACTACACAGGAAACACAGGCAACGCAAAGGTTGCTTTGGTTTATCCTTCACAGGCGATGAGATTCCATGAGTCCGGAACATTTGAGATTCGTGCCAATATCGTTGCTAACGGCCGTATTGAAATCGGTCTATATGGTTATGTTGCAGTAGTTAATCGCTACCCAACAGCATTCCGTAAGTTAGACATAGCTTAATTTAACTGAGTGCCTATGGTTGCTCCCGATCATAGGCATCCTTTAATGGGAGTAAGGAGATGACATGCCAACCATAATCACAGCCACCGAGTTGAGATCCGTGCTTGGCGTGTCATCTGCCTTGTATGACGATACTTACCTAAATGGAATTATTGATACAGCAGAAAATACTATTCTGCCAATGTTGGTTACATTCAAAAGCCCAATTCAAAAAACAGTATTAAACGACAATGTCGCCACTTTTACTACACTAGGTGTTCATGAGTTCACAGCCGGACAATCAGTCGTTATCGCAGGATGCGGAAGCCCATACAATGGAACAAGAACAGTACTTGACTCAGATCTTGGAGCATATACCTTCCAAGCTGCAATCACTAATGCCGATGTCGCAGAAGCAAATGTTATTCCAAGTGGAAGCGCGACTTTATCATCAGCATCAACTTATGTTGGAAACCAATCTGTTCGATCAGCTGTCTTTGCAGTATCAGTCGAAGTCTTTCAATCAAGAATCGCAGCAGGTGGACAAATAGAGGGTATCGATTTCACCAGTACGCCATACAGAATCGGGAGATCGCTTTACAGTAGGGTAATAGGCATATTGGGGGCTTATGTAGATACTGAGGGAATTGCTCAATAATGCCTAATCAGACAATTCTTGAACAAGTTCGCACGCCATTAGCAACTGCATTATCAACTGTTGCTGGAAATGTTTATTCATTTGTGCCTGAAACAGTAATTCCACCAGCTGTTGTGGTTGTTCCAGATAGCCCATACCTTGAATTTGAAACAATTAACAAATCAAACATTAGATCAAAAGTCAATATGACTATCACAGTTGCAGTTGCATATAACAGCAATCCTGCATCGCTCGACAATATCGAGCAGTTAATCATAAGCGTTCTGGCAGTTATTCCAGCGGGATACATTGTCAGCTCGGTCGAAAGACCAACAGTTACCACAGTCGGAGCATCGACTTTGGACATCGAAGCGCAAGCAACCAGCGCAGTTTTAACAAAGGTCAATGAGCGTCAGGAATATCAGACACTTGATGGCACAGCTTATAAGACCACAAACATTTCAGGAACATTCGCACTATCAATGTTGGCTGACTGGGGCAAGGCAAACTCAGTTTGCGAAGCTCTATGGACAGCAGCAGAAACTGCTCCAGATACAGATATTTCAATTACACTCACAGCTGCAACAGGAGCACAATTTGTGTTTCCAGTAAAGCCAGAGTTTCCAACAGCAGGTGGATCAGGAATTGATGCACAAACTGTTGATTTTGAATTTACTGTTTCAGGTGGAGCAGTAACAGAAACATTTAGTTAAGAAATAAAACGGGAGCAAAAAAATGAAATTACCAATTACAATTGAATATAACTCAGGCGAGCAAGCAACTTATATTGCCCAACCGCCTGAGTGGGCTAAGTGGGAAAAGCAAACTGGTCACACCATAAGCCAAGCAAAAGAAAAACTTGGCATGTGGGATTTAATGTTTTTGGCTTATAACGCACATAAGCGAGAAGCAGCAGGAAAGCCAGTAAAAGGATTTGAAGTATGGATGGAAACTGTCGCTGATGTAATAGTCGGTGATGCAGACCCAAAAGTCATCCAGCAGGAAGCCTAAGCAGATTATTGGTTGAGTTGGCAATAGCCACACAAATTCCAATGAGTGAATGGGTTGATTCAGACGACATTTTGACAGCGATCGAAGTATTGGAGCAGAGGTATGGCAAGTGAAACAATCGCCTATAACAAAAAAGACCTACGCGACATTTACAAAGCTTTCAAACTTATGGATGAACAAGCTACTGATGAAGCACGCCGTCAATCTGCTGCTCTGGCGTATTTTGCATCTGAGGAAATTAAACAGGCAGCTAGAACTAGAACAAAGGCTGGCAAAGTTGCGGAGAGAGTCGCGGATGGCGTTAGCATCTCTAAGTCAAGCAAGATCGGTGAATTCAGTTATGGATTCGCACGCCAAAAGTTTTCAGGTGGTGCTACTACACAAACCCTATGGGGTGGCATTGAGTTTGGTTCAAATAAATTCAAACAGTTCCCTGCATATTCTGGACGGCAAGGTCGTGGATCTCGCGGATGGTTCATTTATCCAACCCTTCGCAGAATTCAGCCTGAATTGATTAACAAGTGGGAACAAAGTTTTGATCGCATCATTAAGGAATGGGTCTAATGGCTACTGGTAATCGCACATTAAAGTTATCAATCCTTGCTGATGTTGATGATCTAAAAAAGAAATTAGGCGAAGCTGATAAAGCCGTTGAAACTAACTCAAGCAAAATTTCAGAATTTGGAAAGAAGGCTGCTGCTGCTTTTGCCGTAGCTGCTGCTGCTGCCGTTGCCTATGGTACTAAATTAGCCATTGATGGGGTCAAGGCTGCAATAGAGGATGAGCAAGCACAATTAAGGTTGGCTGCTGCATTAAGAACCGCCACAGGGGCTACTGAAGGCCAAATAAGAGCAACTGAGGACTTTATCCTTCAGACTTCTTTAGCCACAGGTGTAGCCGATGAACAACTTCGTCCGGCGATGCAAAGGTTGGCTGTAAGTACAAAAGATACAGGCGAGGCTCAAAGATTATTAGCACTTGCTTTAGATATTTCAAAAGGTCGTGGATTAGATCTTGAACAAGTTGCCAATGCTTTGGGTCGTGCTCAAGATGGTAATACTGCATCACTTGGTAGATTAGGTCTTGGCTTATCAAAAACAGAGTTAGCCACATTAAGTTTCACAGAGGTTCAAGCAAAACTTGCTGAATTATATGGTGGCGCAGCAGCTACAAATGCTGAAACATTTCAAGGCAAAATTGATCGCTTAAAAGTAGGATTTGATGAAGCAAAGGAAAGTCTAGGTGTTGCATTATTGCCAGCAGTTGAGCAATTTATTACATTCTTAAACGATACAGGCATTCCAACATTAAACGCATTTATTGCAGGATTAACTGGTGATAAAGGATTAAGTGCAGGACTTGCTGAAACTCAAAGAGGTGCTGAAGGATTTGGAAAAGCAATTGGATCAGTTGTTGGCATAATTCAAGGATTTATTACATTCTTAAGAGAAGCAATTGGCTTAGTCGTATCTTTGGCAAATGAACTCATTAGAGTTGTTAATA